CCTTATGCTTGGATGGGTAGCGCGTAATCCACAGCATAAATTTTTGCGACAGCGACTGATGTCAATTCATCACCAACAGCAAGCGACAATATATCAGCTACTAAACTGTCGACCTCATACTCAGACAAATCATATCGCTTGTTAAACGACGACTCATCCAAGCGAAACACACTATTGTCGGTTAGTGGGACATGCTCAACAACGTCCAACGCACTAACTTTAACTGGTGGAAATCTCGTCCTAAAGGCGTCTATAATGCGCCCACTAGGGTAATGACACCAAGACTGCACTCGCTGATAGCCCAACATGTCAAATCGTTGTGCATCTGTCAAAGATCTAAACTGAAGGACAGACAAACCCAAATGCTTAGCTTCCAAATCCCCTCTAACTGAGATAAAAGACTTCATAAAGGCCGATACATTGGGTAAGAAAGCATACTGACCACCAAGTAGTTGCGTGGGTGAGTGTTTGATGAATTGGAGTTGTTCTAAACTAGAACACTCATCGCAAGTCAAAATTTGACCTACAGCTGCACCAGCCAACTCAATAGCTTGTGGCAATGTCATGTGAGGTGTGGAGAAGAAATAACCAAATGCCGCCGTCTGTATAGCCAAAGAATCACAATGGTTCATTATGGTGGTATACGTATGACCAGAACCCATAAAAGGAGCTCCCGATATGGAGATGCTAGGACCTCCTCGGGTAGATGAACTAACAGTAATGGGCAATTTAAAAGCATCCATCAACACATCTGCGGATTCTGCGTGAATAGCGGTTGTTAACGCATGGATCATGCCAAATTGCATCATATCTTTACCAGCATCATTAGAGCTGATATCAACATTACACATCACGGGCACACCGTCCTTGGACGCTATCAAACAACCATCGTCACTAAACACCAACCCTATCATAAAATTGGCAACAGTCAAATTATCGCATATCATCTCTAACATATCATCCATATCTCCAGGCGCAGGCTTTGAGAAAACAAATATGCGACAATACACATCATCATCTCGATAGGACAACCTGCTCTCATGCATACCATGCAACACAACCTTTACGATCTCAGGTATCTCATTTTGTTGCATAACACCATCGCCATATGTGACAAACAAACGTGCAGCCTTACCAGGCTTGGCTAACTCATCCTTCTTAATCTTGGCCTCTGGTTTTGCCAATTGACTAGCTACACCTGCAAACTGCTGCTTATTCACTATACTAATGCGCAACTGTTTTTTGGCATGCGGTATCTGTGAACATGAGGACCTTGAGTAAATAGGTTCTAATAGTCGCTCCTTACCTATAATTATATTATAGTACGCGGATCTAGCCAAAACACTCATAAAGTCTAAATAGTCCCCATCACATCTACTCAACAAGCGAACTATCAATCTCGATAGCAAACACTTGACAGAGTCTAACAATTCGAAAGGCTCCACAGGTAGTGGATCGTCGCCATTAGCTGGTATAACTATCAAGTGTGGATACATGTTGTGCATATATGTCACACTACTTGTCAACGACTTACTCAATTTCGGGATGGGGAGTATAGAAACCTGTCTTCCAGAGAATGCATTAATAAGCGATCGGTAGGTAATACGGCTATTGTAGCGCAATTGCTCTTCGCCCTCTCGCTTACCCAGAACTCTCTTACCCGCTGACCTGATATTACAGTCATCAGCGGAATACGTGCGGAAGAATAACTGATTAGCTCCACTTATCCTACAAAACACCGTATTATAAGAAGCCTTATTGTTCCTTGGAAACACAGGATGACCGGTGGGTTCAATATGGACATCACCACGCAACACTCTAACCACCATGTCCGAACGGATATCATAGTCCATAGGGTCACACTCTACATGTTCCATACGGTATATACCTCGAGCCCACAAGTTATCGCGGCGTATATCAACACGAGAAAAATCCAGATGTGGCATGAAGAAGGCAACTCGCTGCGTTCTGCCAGAAGCTAAACCCCACTGCGCTGCCATTACGAAGTACTCTATGGTGTTACGTACTAATAAATGCAACCCTTCCATAGAACTTTCAGCTATATGCTTAACAGCCGATGCTGTTATAGTACGCAACGACTGTTCGCTAGGGACCATTGGCCCATGACTCTTACGTAACTCAGTGGCCAACAACACTAGTATGGGAGCAGTATATGCAGGATAACACTTACCACCAAATTCATATGTGGGTATGTTGACTATAGACACACACGCACGTGTCATCAAATCTGCCCCATGGTCACCCTTAACCACAATACACCCAGGTTTGTTTTTTACACATCGCATCACAACACCCTCAGGTACTACCGGGCCAGGTGGGTGCGTGACATAGCGCCGAGTCTCCTCATAGTAGTACAAAGGAAGTAGTTCTGGATCGGGTGTAACATATGACGTGACGAGAGGATCATCAATAATCTCTGGCGGGGGAATATTAGCAACTACTTCTCGTTGGTTGGGTGGTGGGCCACGCGGACGCCGGATCCGTGGTGCCATCTCACGATTAGCAAGAGGCCTACGTTGTTGTCGATTTAAGGCCTCTCGGTGAAGTCGACCACCACCAGGTCTGTTATCAAATTCCGCTGCATCTGCCATCTGCAACAACAAGTTATCGATATTCTCAACATCGTCACTTTCAGTATACTCACCATGTGAACCATTCAGGCTGGACTGTACCAAGGGGTTCCCTATTATCTGCTCTGGCAAAACTGTCCATCCGGGTACGGCAGTATTAGCTATTGTCTCCCACGAAGGTTCTATGTCAACACCCCAACCATCGCCAGCAGTGCACAATCCACTCTGCTTCAAGGTGTGACGACTACAAATAGCACATCGAAACAATGAGCAATGGATACACCTCAAACTGCATCCTAAGCAAGTAAGGACACCGCATATGGGTAAACGGGATGATAAGCCATTACGACTAGCAGTACACCGCCCTCCGGTATGGTGCTTCAAAAAGGAATACCGTTGACAAGCCAAACAACTCTCGAACTCATCCTCGCACACAAAACACTCATGCGGACAAGTGGTACAATCTATCTTACCACATATAGGGTAACGGCCAGACATGTCGAGATCATCCCACCCAGTGACCTCACCATGTGAACCATTTTCCTCTGGAGTGACTTTGTGGATATTCCTAAACTCAGTCTTACGCAAAGTGAAGGCCACGGGTTTCTCAATGGACTCTTTCCCATCAGGGGTGAAAATCTCCCTAATCCTAAGGATATTTTCCACACTGCCATGATGAGGGTTTTTGAAATCAACAGACATAAAATAAAACCCCCGCCGTTCAGCAATGGAAAAGGCATCCAATATCTCCCTGGGTTGTATCAGCTCCATGGAATTCGTGGATTTAATCACCAACAAACGGCGCGCAAACACCAAGTGAAATAACCGCAAAAATTGATCCTTTGGCATATTACCGCACGAATGGGATTTGTCGAACAGCTCTGTCAAGATCCAATATTGTCTAGGAGAAAACCCAGGTGATCGCTTTCCAAACATTGGAGGTTTTTGCGGACCCTGCGCCCCCCTTTTAGGCAGCACACGCATAATGACATCATCACGTTGGTAATCAGTAACTTGCTTCTGTTTAGATTTGGCACTCTCACGATTTTTTGCATGTTTAAATGTACCCTTCTGGGCATAAATGTGAGCTGGGAGTATAAATTTTGGATCCATATCTATCAGTTTTTATAGGCTCGAGTAATGTCAAGCGCTTTAATTAAAGCTTAGCCCATTGGGCATACTTGTTTACAAGCTTCTCTCTACAGACCGAGTAGGTCTCTTGTATTAACGCCCAAGCCGGCTTTATACGAATTATAGTAAAAGAGCAGAGAGGGCTTTCTCTGCTACAGGAACGGCTATCTTAAGAGCTGCATTCCCGACTTGTCCCAAGGCAGAATACATCATAGACCACATCGTTGGCTTGACAATTAAGCCAGCATTGTTAGTCATTTCCATCTGCATGATATTTGCTGCAGCCATGACCTGACCAGCTCCCTCTTCATCAGCCGTATCGCGCGTTGTCCTACCTGCCGTTAATTGACCAGTATACTCAATATGCTGAATAATCTCCACATGAACCGAATTGCCAGAATACCCCGTAAACATGATAATGGCTGGAGGTGCACCCGCATACACGCTAGCAACAGTATCAGTATAACCGCTCATCATGTTAACATAACCACTAGAATATGGATAAAGCTGTAGAGAATTATAATCGGTGTTAGACGAAGCAGCAGGGGTGGTTGGTGACAGATATTCCATCTCATTTCGCGAAACTGGAAAAACGCTAAGTGAGCACTGATTCCGAGTTAAAGGAGATATTTCAGTCTGATCATAAGTAGACAGATTGGCAATAGTCATAGGAGCACCACCATTTGGAATCTGAGTAGCAGGCATGTGATTGGGTGACACATAGCAATAAGTTAAGCCACTCTCATTCAACGTGGTGCCCGTATACCACATACGAACACCAACAGCGACTATACGACCAAAGGCTAAAGCTTCTTTGGTGGCATCTGGGGCTGCACACTGCGCCGTAGAGTAAGGCAAACCAGCTGGGGAAAGGCGACTCACTCCTGTAGCAAGTACGTTACTAGCCGTCAACGGTGCGGCAGAGGTGCCTGCAAACGTAGGGCCAGTATAATAAGCTAGCAAACCATCATTGGCGATACACGGATGGATGGTGATGAAACCCATCCCATTCGTGC